TGCTTCTTCTGCATTTAGCAAGTACTTACGCCATGGTATGGGTTCTTTGAATGCTCAAGAGCGTTCTATGATCCAAAAGCGTGGTACTGCAACGCAGATTGCTGGTACTGATTCATTAGGTGGGTTCTTAGTACCTCAAGAGTTCAGCAATGAGCTTGATGTTGCTACTTTGTTCACTGGTGAAGTTGAGCGTTTGGCTAAGAAGTTGAACACTGCTTCAGGCGGTTTGTTGGACTACCCAACGGTTGATGACACTGCTACTGATGCAAACCTTGTAGGTGAAGGTTCTGCTGTAACTGTACAAGATATGACTTTTGCTAACGCTCAGTTATCTGCTTACAACTACAGCTCTTTGGTTAAGGTATCTCAGCAATTGTTGCAAGATTCAGCGTTTGACCTAAACAGCTTCTTAGTAGAGGCTATGGGTGAGCGTATTGCTCGTGCTACTAACGCTGCATTCACTACCGGTACTGGATCATCTCAGCCACAAGGTATTGTGACTGGCTCTAGCTTGGGTAACACTGCTGCTGGTGCTGCTGCAATCACTGCTGATGATGTACTAGATCTTATCTACTCAGTAGATGCTTCATACCGTAACAAAGCAAGCTTCGGATTGATGGCACATGATAACATCATTGCTGCGGTTCGTGCTTTAGGTGTAGGTGCTACTAATGACTTCCCAATCTTTATTCCTTCAATGGAAGTTGGGCAGCCTGACCGCATCTTCGGTATTCCAGTATATGTGAATAACGATATGCAGAGCTCAATTGCTACAGCTACAAAAACAATGATTGCTGCTGACTTCAGCAAGCACGTTGTTCGTAATGCTGGTGGTGTTCAGATGCTACGCTTAAATGAGCGTTTTGCTGATGAATTAGAAGTAGGTTTTGTTGCTTACAAGCGTTCTGACTCTAAAGTCTTGAACAGCGCAGCAGTTAAGCACTTGATCCAAGCATAAGCATGATTAAGGTAGTCTTTAAAAAGACTATTGTTGGTTCAGGGTTCCGCTTCCGCAAAGGTGCGGAGGTGGAACTTCCCAACGATAGAGCAAAGGAGTTTTTGAACGCTGGCTATTGTGATGCAGTCGCAGAGCCGCCAAAGAAGCGTGCAAAGAAGAGCGTTGCAAAACCAAAAAGCAAAGAATCTAGGTAATGGCATATTCAGTAGTTACACCAGCGGCAAGTGAACCAATCACATTGACTGAGGCTAAAAACTTCTTGAGAGTTGATGGTACTGATGATGATACACTCATCAGCGCACTAATATCTGCTGCCAGGGAGATGTGTGAATCTTACTGCCGTAGGATTCTAGTAACTACCGTTATAGATGAGTATTTTGATGGGTTCCCAAATTACAAGAACCCTGAATCAAAAGATATTATCTATTTAAGCCGTGGCCCAGTGGCAAGTGTAGCAAGCGTGAAGTATGTTGATGAGATAGGCTCAGAAGTAACAGTGAACGCTGATGCTTATGTTGCTGATCTAATCAGCGAACCAGCACGTATTGCAAGCACAGCCGGATGGTTTGCAACTAACGGAATCATCAATCAAGTTATAGTGCGCTACACCGTTGGTACGGATGTGAGCAGCATACCTACGCCATTGAAGCAAGGAATGCTACTTATCATTAGTGACCTCTATGATAAGAGAGATGACCGAGTGAAACAATTGCCAACGGCATCCGAGTACTTATTCAATCCATTCCGAATCTTCACATTCTAATGATTGACCAGGCTGGACAACTAGACCGAAGAATCTTGATAAGAGACTTTACGGAATCTACTGATACATTTGGTCAAGAGGTGAAAACTTACCGTGACCTTGTCTATGTATGGGCCAATGTAAAAGAGAAGGTAGGAAGTGAGGGAGAAGATGGTGATATGATAGCCTCCACAAAAAAGGTGGAGTTTATTATCAGGTACCGCACGGATGTTGATGAGCAGATGCGTATTTTGTACAACAGCAACATATACAAGATTCAAACCATACAAACGGCAGATGCTAGAAAGGCATTTTTAAAGCTTGTATGTTTATGGTCTGATGCGCAGTAATGGAGAAAGTAAAGGTAAAGCTTGAAGGTGTAGAGGAGACAATGAAGAAGCTCAAGAAGCTTGATGATACGCTCAAGAAGAGAATCATCAAGAAGGTTGGGAAGAAAGCTCTACCTCCAATGGTTGATTCTTATCAACGCAATATCAAGGATGCGGATAGCGTGTTTAAAGTTTACCGAGATGGTAAAATTTACGCTGAGATTATTCCTGGTCAATTGCGCAAGAGTGTAGGCATTAAGACACCAAAGTCTTTGCAAAGTAGAAATGTTGTAGGCATGAGCGTAGGCCCTAGAAGATCGGGCAAGGTTTATGGTGAGAAAGACAAAGGTGGTTGGTATGCTGGGATGATTAACTTTGGATGGTTGAGGCCTTGGTGGGGAAAAGACCGCTATAGAGGCAAAAACTTCGGCTTTGCACAAAAGGCAATGGGTGCCGCAAAAACTAAAGTAAAAGTTAAGTTTGTACGAGTGTTTAAAACTGAAACTAGCAAAGAGATTAAAAAGCTCAAATTTGGGCAGAGATTAGGTTTGAAATGATAGGCAAAGTGATCAAGAGTAAATTTGATGAGGAAGGCCCCTTAAACGATGTGTTTGCTGGGCGTGTCTATCCATTGGTTGGTGCTCAAAGTGGGCAACGGCCTTTTTGTGTTTATGACACCACAAGCATAAGACCTGAAGGATCAAAAGATGCAGACAGCCACATTGATATTGTAAATGTGGAGCTGAATCTTGTAGGAGATACATACAGCCAATTGCAAACGGCAGTAGAAGATATACGCACAAAATTTGTGCGAATGAAGGAAACAATTGAGAGCGTGAATGTTCAATCATGTGGCTTTGATAATCTCACCGAGGTTTTCAATGTGGATGAGGAGACATATGCAGTATCAGTTGATTTAGTGTTTAGAATAGTAAAATCATAAAAATTAGAAAAGATGGCAGCAAGTACATCAGTAATGAATAGCACCGATGTGGTACTCCGCATTGGTACGGATGGAGCAGCTTATGAGACTGTTGGTAAGATGACTAACGGCTCATTAAGCGTAACAATGGCAACTAGAGATGCGAGCACAAAGGATAGTGCCGGATGGATGGAAGTATTGGAAGGACAAAAGTCTTGGACTTTGTCAGGAGAAGGCTTAGTAGTATATAACAATAGCGGCAAGGCTACACCGGATGACATTTACACTCATTTGAGTGGGCGCACGGTTATCTACATTGAGTTTGGATCAGAAGCAACGGATGAGAAATACTACAGCGGTACTGGGTACTTCACTGAGTTCTCAACGGATGCTGGAATGGAGGACAATTCCACTTTTAGCTTCAGTTTTCAGGGCACTTCAACCTTGACTCAAGCAGCTCAATCATAATCATTTGGGAGG